TTGATTAGTATTAGCCATTATGATTGATCTGCCATTGGAGTTACATAAAGAGTCGCTGTGCTAGTTCCACAAATAGCACTTACTGCAAATCCGTTAGGAGGAACAGCAATCACCATCGGAGTAGACATTGATACACCAAGCATTACTACTTGTTGCGGAGTGCCAGAAACAGGCATTACAGGAGTCCCAGGAGTTACTGCATTCAAAGCATTAGCCTCGGATATAGTAAGCGCAATGGGGTTCGCTGAAGTGTTCAAAAAACCACAGTAATTGATTTGATCGTTACCAGCTGGGGTAACAGTCAAGGCAGTTGAAGCAGTTGTTGAAACGGCAACAGCATAAGATGGACCAACTGGTCTAAAAACGCTTGTATTTGCCATGATTAAACCGCATTCGCTGGTGCTGGACCTTCATAACGCACGATTTGAAACTCGTAAACACCTGCCGCTGGAGTAGCCGCAGAAGTAGTTACGTTACCAAATTGAACAGTTAATACGCCATTGGTTAAACAATCAGACTCAGCAATAAAAATGCCTGTCGTTTGGTTAGCAATGTAACCGCCTGATTGAATGTAATCAGTAGTTAAAAGACCTGGAACGTTGAAAGTTTGAACAGCTGTGGTACTAGCCGCAACTTGAGATGGCGTGATATTCGGTGCGATGTAAAACGTTTCGTGGGCGTTTCCACGGGCAAGAGTGGTAGATGACATGATTTTTCCTTTGAAAAACGATTAAATTGTACTGTTAAATGTAAAAAAAGCCACCCTTTTTGGGGGTGACTTCTCCTTTGAAATCAGCCCCAATTAGCTGAAATCGTAACCATAGACATATACGTCACCCGTTCCAGTTGCTCCTGAAGCAGTTGTTACGTTAGCATATAAAGTTTGGTTAGCGTAAGACAAACTGGTTGAACTTGAATCAACATAAGCCGTGCCTAAAACTGCTGTAGACAAAGCCGCAATTTGAGTAGTAGTCAAAGCTCCAAACAAACTGGATGGTGACCCAGCGTTTGTAGTTGTGATGCCCAATGCGGTAGAAGTTGACAATGAAACAACCGCACCAGCGTTATTCACGTTGGTAACAATCATTTCTTTTGGCAAATAAGCCGTGCTGTTAACGACTGGTACAGGCGTGAAGCCAGTTGCCGCTAAGTTAACGCCTTTGGCAACACCGATAAGACGCAACGCTTGGTTCGTTGTGACATTACTTGGGTGTGCCGATACTGTGGTTGCTGGTCCAGGATTACTCATTTTGAATTTCCTTTATGTTGATTAAGCGGCAATACGGCAAGACAACTCAGGGTAGAGTGGTGCCCATCCATACAGCACATCGAGACGTGTTGGGATTGAATCGTTGTTAATTGTGTACTGACGTACTACACGCATTGACAAACCGACTTCTTTATCACTAGCACGACCAGCGAAATGTACACCTTCAGGCAACTCTAAATCAGCTACTGCAAGCGTAAACGCATTGCGGTGCATCATGATATTTTGTGGTGACAAAGTACCTGTGTTGTTGAATGGTGTTACTGTTGCTGTTGCAGAAGTAGAACCGATGATGATACTGTTTTGGAATTGACCGCCAGTAATAATCGCTGGAGAAACTTGAACAGCGTTACCGCCAGTTGTAAGAGCAGTAGTAGCCATAACAACGAAGTTGCGCAGTTTACCAGAGCCATACGCTTGACGGTTTTGTGGGTTGGTTGCATATACACCAGCAATCTGAATCACGTCACCAGCGTTTACAGTAGCTGTGCTAGACGCTGTGTTGATTGTGATTGTGGAGAATTGTGACCAGCCACTTGTTAACGCACCCGTAAAGGTTGTTGTGTTAGTTTGTAGCGTTACGCCTGAATATGAACCAAACGTTTGTGACACAACGTTTTGGTCAAGACGCCAATTTACCCCTGCGCTGTCTCTGCCCATAAGACCTTTTCTGTATTGCTCAGAAATCGCCTCTTGTGGCACAAACAAACCTTTCAAACTATCAACGATTGTTGCAGTTGTGAATGGCTCGATGATACATGAACGTCTGCCATCACGTGGCGCACCTTCAGCGTCTAGGTAAGCACCCGCTGTCAGGAATGTAATCAATCCTGTTGGGGGTGTACCAGCAACACCAACGATGTTAGCTGTGTTGTACAAAGCAGTATTCAAACCGTCTCTGTCAATCTTGTTAGCAATTGCCGCAACAGCTGGTTTCAACACACGGTCAGAGAACATGTCTAAAGACAATGCCAAATCTTGAGTTGTAAACTGAGTGTCTACGTGAAATTGCGTGGAAAGTGTGACAGGTACTGAAGTTTCGTTAAAGTCTTCCACATTAAGCGCTGGACCAGTAGTACCAATGAACCTACCAGGTCTGCGAACGTTAACTGTGTTACCAATCTTAGCTCCAACCACGGAAAATTGATCATCGTAATTTCTATCCACTTCGCTTGTGAAGGTCAACTCGTTTTCTAACACCATGAGGGCTTCATTGGTGATTTTTGATATCGTCAAAAGATTATTCGACATGATAATTTCCTATGAAAAATTGTTTATTACCTGATCTTACCAGCTCTGCGTGACTCTTTCCATTGCTGATATGTTCCATGAAATTGACCGTTTGAATCAACTCTCACATCAGCCACAGTAGATGTCGCTCTAAGCGGTTTAATCGGTGTGGGCGCATTCGATTTAGTTGCGACAGGCTTAGTTGGTTCGTCCTTACGTTCAAACCTTGCTTCCAATTTTCCAATTTCTCTCAATGCGGATATTACGGACTTCTTGGACAATGCTTCAGCAACTTCAGGATTTTCGGCTAAATGATACAGGATTCTTGGTCCAACATCACTCTCAATAATCGCATCTCTGACTTGGTCGCTAACGGTCAATTCAGATGATGATATTACGTCCTCATAATCGGGTATTTCAGCTTTCACATCGTTTTGTCGCTTTTGCCATGCTTCAATGACTGTTGCACGTTCGGCGGCAATCTTAGATTCAGCTTCAGCCCTTTTCATTTGCTTTACAGCATTCTCAGCAGACCATTCGCTCAATGCTTTTGCGTATTCAAACGCATCTGCAAATTGTGAAGGTTGTGGCTCTGAATCGTTATCAAAAGTCTGTGTAGGACTGTTGGTTTTCTTCAGTTCTTCAATCTGCCTTTCAAGATCACTAGCCCTTTGACGCTCACGGTCAGCTTCCTGACGTGCCATATCTCTGGCTTTAGTTACCTCATCAAACCGCATTTTGACTTTGGGGTTGGGTTTTCCCTCCTCTGTCGTTTTGGTGTTGTCGTCTGCCTTTGGTTCACTCACCTGATTTGTCTCTACTGGCTCTATTGGAGTATCCTCAACAACAGCCTCACTAGATGTTTCAGTTGCTAAACCAAGTTTATTGGCATAAAACTCACCTGAATTTTCGCTGGTGATTACATTACTTGCTTCTCTATCAGCCATGATTTCTCAAGCTCCGATTTTGTGCTGGTGTGCCTCACCAGTAAGGTTTAGGGCAATATAACCCGAAATTACTCAAGCGTCAAGCAGTTTGCGGCTTATTTGCCTCTACGTCTTTATTCGCTTTTTCCTCATTTTTACGTTGTTCTTCATTTTCAGCTTTGAGCTTTTGCTCCAAACGCCTTGTGTCCATGTGGTGAAGCAACAAATCGGTGAACGCTTCAATCTCAATTTTGTTCTGCGCTGTTGTGGCACGGGTGTTTTGGTCGTCAACTTTGACTTGAGCCATTGTTTCAACTTCATGAGCCTTGTTGGTTTGACGCATCAATTCCCTAGCTGTTTCAGCTTGCTCTTGAACTTGTTTGACCGTTACACCGTATTTTAAGTTCAGTTGTAACGCTTGTAGCTCTTGTTGTAGCTGTTGAATAGTCTGTTGACTTTGCGCCAGTTGCATCTGAACTTGAGGCGGCACATTGGACTTTTCGTCAATCTGAGCAAGCGGATTTGCGGCGGCAAGACGATCTGCAATGATGTCGCTACCAGGGAAATCCATGTTTCTAAAGAGCAAATCACCTGCGGTTTGAAGTAATGCAGGGTCAGCACTAAACAAACCCATCATCATTTCAGCACCTTCCTGGCGTTTAGAGTTAAACCCTGGACCAGTATCCATCACTACATCGTATTCACCCACGGTGACATCGTTTAGCACTTTTTCGACACCGTTTTCATCCTGACCTTGCTGATTTACCGTAACCAGGTCTGGTTTACCGTCTTCACCAATGATGCGGACAACACGTTCTTTGTCGTAAATTTTTGGTATCAAGTCCAATATTACCTTACCCGTCCAGCGCAATGACCTGGTGAAGTTGTCGTAATAATGGAAATTCGTCATGTCGATCTGCTGTTGCTGACCTTGTAACGCTTTGCCTGATATGTTGCCTGTTGGTAGCTGATTTGGGTCAAATACGCCCAAAACATTTTTTAAATCATTGTTGATTACCTCCATCGCAGACATAACGCC